GCTAAGGTGATATGCGAACAACTGAGTGAGGGAATACCGTTAAGACAGATATGCAGAGAGAACGATGGCTTCCCCGCTTGGAGGACTGTCTACGATTGGATGGCGAAGGATGATTCTTTGGGCGCTGACGGTGTCGGGCTTTCTGCATCCATCGCACGTGCGCGAGACATTGGCTATGACGCCATCGCTGAGGAGTGCTTGTTGATTGCTGACACTCCCCAGTTTGGGCAGAAGCAGGTGATGAGTGATGAGGGCGCCACAACCACAATTGAGGACATGCTCGGACACCGCAAGCTTCAGATTGAGACCCGCCTGAAGTTGCTGGCTAAGTTCCACCCTACCAAGTATGGCGACAAGCTGGGCTTGCATGGGGTGGAGGGCGCCGCCTCCATTAAGACCGAGGACACTGGCACAAGCCGCCTGTTCGAGTTGGTGCGCAACTTGGAGATGAAGACCCGTGCTGGATCTGCTTGACGCTGAGACGGCTAAGGAGTTCATGGCTCGCCCTGAGCTTGACAGGTTGGCGCACATCAAGCACTTGGAGTGGGTCGCAAAGGCTCACCCCTATCAGATCCCCCCTGACCTTGAGCAAGACTACACCGTGTGGCTCCTCCTCGCAGGCCGTGGAGCCGGCAAGAGCCACGCTGGGAGCCATGCCCTGTGGTGGTGGTGCTGGACGCACCCCAACAGCCGCGGGCTCGTTCTAGCCCCCACCAGTTCGGACGTCAAGTTCACCTGCTTTGAGGGAGTGTCAGGCTTGCTTGCCAACATACCCCGAGAGCTTGTAGTCAACTACAACAAGCAGGATCACGTGATTGAGCTTGCCAATGGCTCGACTATCAGGGGCATCAGCGCAGACTCCTATGAGCGCCTGCGCGGCCCCCAGTTCCACTTTGCATGGTGTGATGAGCTTGCGGCATTCCAGTATTTGCAGGACGCATGGGACATGATGATGTTCGGTCTGCGCCTTGGCGAACGTCCAAGGGTAATCGCCACGACAACGCCCAAGCCCAAGGACTTGATACTTGACCTAGTGGGGCGAGAGGGTGACGACGTGGTGGTTGACCGCGCCAGCACCTACGCCAACATGGACAACCTAGCACCGAGCTTTGCCAAGCAGTTGGAGCAGTACAGGGGCACCAAGCTCTTTGAGCAGGAGGTCATGGGCTCCTTGGTTGACCTCGAGGATGGCAAGGTGGTCAACCGCTCAATGTTCAAGCTATGGCCTGCCTTCACCACCGACGGGCACCCCAACCCGTTCCCTGACTTTGAGTTCATTGTCATGTCGCTGGACTGTGCCTTTAGCGAGAAGACCCACAACGACCCTACCGCCTGCACCGTGTGGGGCGTATTCAAGCCGCTGGACGCGCCTATGTCTGTCCTGCTCATTGACGCATGGGCTGAGCACCTGAGCTTCCCTGACCTGAAGCCTAGGGTTATAGAGGAGTTCTACACCAGCTATGGTGAGGGCAAGAAGGCGAAGAAGCCTGACTTGATGGTCATTGAGGACAAGGCGGCAGGCATCAGTCTTATACAAGAGTTAGCCCGTGCGGGGTTACCTTGCAGGGCGTATAACCCGGGTCGAGCAGACAAGATGCAACGGCTACAGATCTCTGCCGCCATCATTGCCGCTGGGCGTGTGTGGCTCCCCGAGAGCGAGAGCCGCCCCAACATGGTCAAGTCATGGGCAGAGGGCTTCCTGTCTCAGATCTGCTCATTCCCTGACTCAGCGCACGACGACTACGTTGACACCACCACGCAGGTTCTCCGCATCCTGAAGGACATGAGTTGGCTCGACATTGACCCGCCCCCTCTGTATGATGACGACGACGACTACGCCGACGACTACAAACCAAAGAGGGTGAACCCCTATGCCGCCTAAACTTAACCCGCTCGAAGCCATCAAGCAAAGCAAAGGCGCTAAGGTTGTCGGGTCGCTGGCTGATCAGGTCAGAGCCGAGATGGCGGCTGAGAGAGCCGCACAGAAGCCGCCTGCATTGGTTAGGTACGAGTTAGAGGAGGCGCGTAAAGCCAAGGAGGCAAGCCAGCCGCCCGTCAAGGCGTCCGAGGCATACGGCAAGCATGAGGGTTCGTACATCAAGCCCATCTTCTATGACCGCATGAAGGTTGACTTGGAGAAGGGCAAGTTTGGGGGCCCCGGCTTCTCGGGCATCCAACTGATTGACCCTGAGTATGCAAAGGCGCGGGCGGTGGCTGGCGTAACCGACAAGAAGATGGGAACGCGCATCCTGAACCGCAACAAGGCGCAGGTTCCTAAAGGCGCTAAAGTGATTTGGACGCCATCGGTTGGCGGTCTTGAGCAACACAAGTCCAACTCCACAATGTTTGGCGAGTTTGCTGACATTTTTGCCAACGAGCGCAAGAACCTGTCGCCCGAGCAAATTCAAAAGATGAGCGACTACGCCAGCACCAAGGTGAACAACAAGGGCGAGTTAATCTTCCCCAACGGCATTGACTTAAATTCGCGCAACTTTCGTAAGGCGGTCAAGACCTACAACCAACGCGCACTGTTGGCTGACATCTTTGCTGGACGTGGCGTGGGTGGCGAGAAGGGTCGAACGGTTCCAATAGAAGAGTTGTTGCAAAAGAACTTAGATCCAAACATGGCTGAGGCTGGCACGCTGGACTTGGGCAACAGGCTGTTCCGCTTGGACGATAACGTCATTGACAGACCCGACCTGCACAGCGACTACCCCATCATTGCCACGGGCGAAGATCTAGATGTGAATTACCTGCCCACGCCCATTGCCTCGGTGTTTGAGGATTTTAAAACGGCTAAGGAGTTGGAGAAGGGCCGTGACATTACGCAGATGGATTACACCAAGAACGATCCAACGCAGTTGCTCAGCGAAGACTTGTTGACAAGGATGCAAAAGGCTGGGTTGCGTCGGGGCGGCTTAGTGCAAATGGCTAAAGGTGGTGCGGCGCGTGGCATCAAGAAGCTTAAGGGGATCTACAACGAGGTAGAGACCAGCATGGGCAGGGGCAAGGGCGCTGACTTTGAGCAGACCGCATCGCCGCTCAACATCATGCGCGAGGGGACTGGGCAATGGACAAAGGGTAATTTAGAGATTCAGTTAGCGGACATGCAGGATCAGGCGTTTTCACCTGAATACCAAAAAGCATTGGAAAATTCCCTCAAAGCAGACCGAGTAAGAGCCGCCGCAGGCGACAAAGCCGCACAAGATCGGATCCCAACATACGAAAGAATGATTGCTGAGGGTTTGGCTAAGAGGCAATGGGTTGACAGCAATCTCAAGAACTACATCAAGAAGCAGATGGGTTCACCTAATGACCCAGTACGCGCACTGGCTGAGAAGGGCGTCACTCACCTTAAAGGAATGGAGAGGGATGCAAATGAGGCCATCAACCCAGTAAAACACCGCCGCAGAAGGGCGGGCTTGCCCGCAGAAGGTTTAGCTCAAAGCGATGCGGCTAAGGTGTGGGAAACGCTATCTGACAACTCTCTGCGCTCAGTGCTTCCCCAAGATTTGCATAGCGGCGCACACGCAAAGAACCCGTGGATGAAAGACCTGCCCGAGGGCGAAAGGGTCATGCTTTACAACCATGAGCCTGAGCTTGGATTTCAAGACCTGCTTGGTGACATTGAGCGAAGAGTAGATGCTGGTGAACTTCGCCCTGATCAATTGAACAAGGTCACCGTGGCTGATACGGTCAAGAGCGTACATGATGAAAGGGTGCGCAAGGAGGAGAATTCACTCCGCGCCATGCAAAATAATGCCGCCACCAAGGTTGTCAAAGAGTATCCCAATGGATACAAGTGGGTGGAGATCAGCGCGAACAAAGACTCCCCACTGCCTGAGGGCTGGTCATTTGATCCCGTGGGTGAGACGTACACAGACCCCAGCGGCAAAAAGACAATCCACAACCCCAACTACATTGCGGCGCAAGAAGCCTTGGAGCACGAGGGCGACATCATGGGCCACTGCGTTGGCGCCTACTGCGATGAGGTGTACAAACAGGGCCAAAGGATCCTGTCCTTGCGTGACCCCAAGGGTGAGTCGCATGCAACCGTGCAAGTAGTGCCTCGAGAAAATGGGCCACCTCGCATCAGGCAGATCAAAGGCAAGCAGGACGAGCCACTAATTGGCAAGTATCGACCCATGATGGCTGATTTAGCCAACACAGGTGAATACTCACACATTGATGAATTGCAAAACGCTGGCTTAAAAGAAAAGAGCGCGGTGTTTGATGCGCATGAGGAGGCGTGGCTCAAATCCAAAGGTTACCAAGTACCCAAGTACCTGCTTCAAGAAGACGTTGACGTCATGCTCAAAGCCTTAGACGACAACGGCGTGCCACCCATTCCCGAAGCAGGCATGGCTAAAGGCGGTGCCGCTAAGGGCGCTAAAAAAATAATGAGTCTTGCCGATCAGGTACGCGCTGAGATGGCGGCTGAAAAACAATACGGGCAAGTCAGTGGCATGGTGTCAAAGGTGGGAGAGGAGGGGCGCTCACCCATCATCCCAGTGCCCAACCGCTGGTTCCTGCAACCTGACAAGTTCCCTAACCAACAGAAGCTGATTGAGCGTGTCTTGCAACAGACTGGCATGAGGCGCGAGGACTTCCCGTCAGGCGCGTTCATTGATCCGCGCACAGGCGAGGTGCTTGACTCCCGCATCATGGACGACTTGGGCGTCGTCATTAACCCAGCAACCAATCGCCCCATGATGTCAGCCAAGGGTCAGTCAGGGCTTGAGGTGCTTGACCCCAAGACTGGCTCATACACCAAGAGCAACTTGGTGCGCAAGGGACTGTTTAAGCCCGAGGGCGGCGATCCAATGCTCAATGACATGAGCTTCATTGCAACAATTGAAAAAGGTGACGCAGGTCACAGGTATGGCTTATCCACCGAGTACGCCAGCCCCACAGAGCTATACAACACAGGCACTGGCGCCAACCCAACATTACGCCCAAGGAGTAGGGGCGACCTGTTTGGTGTGGGTGACGTGGTTGGTCAAGTCCGAATTGGCAAAAGCAATCCGCATGACGTGTACGAGAAGCTGTTCGTTGCGCCCAAAGGCTCTGACGTGCAGGGCAAGAAGCTAAGTAAAGCTCAAGGCGGCTTAGCGCACATGGCTAAGGGTGGAAGGAGCGTCCGAGGCGCCAAGAAGGTCATGTCACTGGCTGACGAAGTGCGTGCAGAGATGGCGGCAGAGAAGCTTGCC